TTCCGCCTTGGATTAGAGAAGGCGGGTCACCAGTGCGTATGGGCTAACGAATTTATACCAAGAGCGGCAAGCATCTATGAGCACAACTTCAAACACAAACCCGACGGACGAGACATACGAGGAATTCACGTTGATGAAATCCCCGACGCCGACTTACTCGTTGGAGGATTTCCATGCGCAACTTTCAGCATTGCTGGACGACGAACAGGGTTTGGGACAGAGGATACACGCGGTACTCTCTTTTTTGAGATCTGTCGCATTGCCTCTGGTAAGCGAATCCCATATCTATTCCTTGAGAATGTTAAGGGACTCCTCAATCACGACGGAGGACGAACCTTTGGAATTATCATCGCAAGTTTGGATGAACTGGGGTATGACGTCCAATGGGAGTGTCTTAACAGCAAGAATTTCGGAGTCCCACAGAATCGGGAACGAGTCTTTATTGTCGCAAGTCTTAGAGGGCACCCCAGACCCAAAGTATTTCCTCTCGGAAGATGTTATGCAGAAGATAGCGTTCAACACCGAGGTGAACAAGATCAAGAACCGCGGGTTCGGAGCGAAGGTGGTCTCACTATCGGAACACTCTGTCACAGACTTTACAAGGGAGACACTAACAACTTCTACCTTGCTGGACAAGTACGAGGACAGGTTGAACAACTTGAGGACGCTACAGCAGGAGGAGAAGACAGCACCACCGAACCAAATGGATCTGTTCGGGCAGTCCTAACCCCAGCTAAAGAAAAGAAGCGCCAGCGTGGTCGCCGAATGAAGGAGCACAACGAACCTGCATTCACCCTTACAGCTCAAGACAGGCACGGGTTAATGGTTGGGTCACAGCTCAGACGATTTACACCGTTAGAGTGCGAGCGTTTGCAGTCGCTACCTGATGATTGGACGCGCTGGTTTGCAGACGGATCAGAGGTTCCTGATACACACAGGTACGAGCGCTGTGGTCGTGCCGTAACGGTCAACGTGATATACGAAATTGCCAAGAGGTTACCAGCATGATTGATATCAAAAAGGTTTTGCTCCAAAGCGCTGGTACACCGTCGAACGAAGCCGCTGTTTTGCTGAGTGCAGGGGTAGACTCATCCAGCGTTCTATTCGCGTTGCTAGAGGCTGGTAAGCGCGTCACAGCGTATTCGTTTTGCTTAGACGACAGAACATCAACCGACGTTAAGTATGCGCAGATCACAGCCAAAGAGTTTGGTGTACCGTTTGTGCAGATACCGTTACCCACGAGCATTGACGTGCTCAGGGAAGACTTGGTGGATCTGGTGCGGTTTGGGGCTAGGAAGAAGACGGACTTTGAGTGTGGTTGGCCAATGCTCTACGCCTACAAAACCATCCGTGAACGCGAGATCTTCTCTGGCATGGGTGCTGATGGACACTTCTGCATCAGCAAAAAAGGAATGATGCATTTCAAAGACAGGATTGACGAGTTCAGGGATGCCCTGTTCTCAAACCCCTCTTATGGGCAGGAGCATATCCACAGGAAGCTCAGCATGGTCTACAAGAAGTGCTGGATTGCACCCTACATGACGCAGGAGATGATTGACGAGCTAAGGGGGTCTACATGGGATGAGGTCAACCGCCCCCACCAGAAGCAACCCATCCTCGACGCATTCCCTGAGCAGTTCAAGCGTATACGGGTGTTTAAGCACACAAACTTTCAGAAGGGTGACTCAGGTATCTCTGAGCACTTTGAGAAGCTCTTAACCACGGATCTAAACGTGGGAAGGCATAAGTCGGTGGTTGGGGTCTACAACTACTTGGTTAAAAATTTAGCGAAAGAAAAAGATGAGCTCTTGGACATTTGAAACAAAAGAAATTGCAGAAACATTTGACTCTCACGTTCGTGAACAGCTACCGTGGTACGACATGGTCACCGACGCAGTGTGCTATATCACACGCAATTACTTGACTGAAGGAGGTGTTGTGGTGGACATCGGCGCCTCCACAGGGAACATGATCGACAAGCTCATGCCGTTGATCGAAGAGCGCTGGGCAGATGTCGTTGCAATTGAGAAAAGTCAATCAATGTGCAATATTTTGCAAAAAAAGTATAAGAAAAGCGATTACGTAGTCATTGAAAATAATGACGTGATCAACCACGAGCTCCCAAATGCTGATGTGCTTATCGTATTCCTGACCATGATGTTCATTCCAATCAGAAAGCGTAAAGCGCTTATGAGCGCCCTGAGAGCAAGTTGCAAGCAAGGCGGGGTCATCATAGTGGTGGACAAGGTTTGCGATCATGGCGGGTACTTCTCAACCGTCCTAAAGCGCCTCACTATGCAGTTCAAGCTTCAGCAAGGCGCCAAGCCAGAGGATGTGCTGACCAAAGAGATGAGCCTAGCGGGTGTGCAGATACCTATCGACCCAGCTATTTTGGGGGCAGACGCCAAGCAATTCTTCCGCATGGGTGAGTTCGCAGGCTGGGTAATTGAGTGTTAGGGAAAGTCCCTATACCTAACCCGTTTTAATTTCATGTTAAGATGCATCCACGCCAATAAGGCGGTTACTTGAAGGAAATCAAAATGACATATTCATCAGCATGTGGAACCATAGTCCGCACATCACGCAGAAACCGTGGTGTTGGCTCAAACCCTAACGGTCGCAAAGAGTGGATCGTGATCCGTAGGGACACTTATGTGGGCGCATTAAAAATGTGGAGACCTACTCTGCCACTGACCATCAAGCAAGCTTGCGAAGCCTTTCATCACTTTAGTCGTTGGGATGAAACAGAAGTAAAGATGCTGACCGTAAAAGAGTGGGAAGAAATGCAAGCCAAAATGGTGACAACATGAAACTTGAACAAGAAACAACCGTCACCACCGAATGTGGTCATCGCGTAACGGTCTGTCAGTGGGACGAGGGAGGGGTTTGGCTCCACCTGCAAATGCGTGGGTGTACAGCCCACACCACCCTGACTCGTACAGAAGCTGAGCAAATTCTTGCAGGCTTGCAGGCTATCTTGGCTCAAGAGGTGCCAGTATGAGCGAGACCAACATGAGCCCGTACATCAAAGGATTTGACGCAGGGGTTGACTGCGTTTTGACTGAAATTGAACGGCTAGAGAAAACAGGGGCTCTGAGCCTCGAACAGCTCCTCAAGCACCTTGACCCTCAACGAGACCAGAAAACGGCTCAAACGCCCGATAAAGGGGCTCCATGATGCTGTCTGTGATCAAGAGCATACGAGTTACGCTCCGCGGAATACCTGATGGCATGACCTTAGAGGAATTGTCTGAACTGCTAAACCGACCAAAGACCAACATCAGGAAGGTGTTGAAAGCCATGCCAGACGTATACATTGATCGATGGGAAGTGGCGCCAAGGGGGCAGTACAAAGCTGTCTGGTGTGTCGTTATCCCCCCAACTGACTGTCCAAGACCTGAAGGAGTGAGCAATGTTTCACACAGATGAAGACGACGAGTTTGAGCGCATTGAGCGTGAAAACAAGATGAAGGGGCAACCCTATTACTACAAGCCAAGCACTGAATGGAAAAGTTTGACAGACGAAGAGATTCAGAGAGCTTTAGGTGTAACTGCTGACAGCTCCAACTGGAACATGATCATGGTGCTTGAGTGGGCAAGAAAGATCGAAGCCGCAATACTGGAGAAAAACAATGGATGACGACGACATTCAGGAATATGTTCGCCCTTGGCGTGGGCTGACGGAAGAAGATTACATAAAGGCTTATGAGTTGTGTGACTTTGACAAGGTTGCGGCTTTTGAGTTCTTTGAAGCCAAACTAAAGGAACTCAATTCATGAGCGAAGCAGAACTAAACATCTGGGAAAGGGCGCTAGGCTGGCGCAAAAGGCAAATGATCCAACGCCAGCTCGACCCCATCACAAAAAAGATTAGGAACGACACCTTGGAAGAGGTAGCGCTTGAGTTCGACAAGATGCGCAATGGTGGAGACACTACGGCAAGCTTCGCGGCATACGTACGAGGACTCAAGCGATGACCGAAGAGATATGGGCGCCAGAGTGGATAGAACAAAACCCTGAGCTGGCAAACAAAGCTATCACAGAGCTACAGACAAAGGTTCAAGAGCTAGAGTCAAAACTGAAACATGCAACAGTAAAAGCCGCAAACCTTGAGAAACAAAACAAAGAATTCAAGCTCACCATCAAGGACATGGATAGAAGAATCATGAGGGGATTGAAGGAGTAATTGCATACAAACACAAAGATCCGTTAAACTTTGCGTTAAAGGAGTTCAGTGATGGCAAAGAAACCAAAAGATCTTTCCAGCGACACAGTCGCCGATGTGACAGGTAAGCCGCAAACAAAAGAGGTGACCAAGACAGGTAGACCCTCAAAGTACAACGCAGAGATAGCACGAGTAATCTGTGAACAGCTCAGTGAAGGTATACCACTGAGACAGATATGCAGAGACAACGAAGGGTTCCCTGCATGGAGGACGGTATACGATTGGATGTGGAGGGATGCAGACTTATCCACAGCCATCGCCCGTGCGCGTGACATCGGATACGACGCTCTTGCTGAGGAATGCTTGTACATCGCTGACAACATGCACATCGGAACCAAGAAGGTCTACACTTCGGGCGCCAAGGAAGGCGAGGACAGCATGACCGTGACTGAGGAGGACATGCTTGGTCATCGCAAGCTACAGATCGAAACCCGCCTCAAGCTACTTGCCAAGTTCAACCCCAAGAAGTACGGTGAGTACCGTGAGCCAGAGAAGGCTGTAGATCCAATGATTATTGACGGTGAAGTCAAGACCGTTATGGACGTAGCTATCAAGCGCCTTGAGTTGCTCAGGGTCGTTCAATGACAGAGGTTGTTGACAAGGACGTGCTAGAGATCCTTGCTGATCCGAACATCCGCAAGAGCTTGGGCCCCTACCACTCGATGGCGTATGCCAGACGCGCCAAATGGCTCTCAGGGGCGTTCAATCACCAAAAGCTACCCCAAGGCACGTATTGGTCAATCTGGCTCATGCTCGCGGGGAGGGGAGCGGGAAAGACGAGAACCGCGGCTGAACAGCTCTGGTGGTGGGCATGGGAGAACCCCGGCACCCGTTGGCTGGTGTCCGCTCCTACGTCTATGGATGTCCGCGGTACATGCTTTGAGGGCGAGTCAGGACTTATAGCTGTGATCCCGCCGATCCTGATCAGGGATTACAACAAAGCCCTGCACGAGATTGTGCTGATCAATGGGAGCCTGATCAAAGGCATCAGCGCCAGCGAGCCTGATCGTTTCCGTGGTGGTCAGTACCACGGAGCTTGGCTGGATGAGCTGGCGGCTTGGGACTACCTCGACGAAGCTTGGTACAACATCCAGTTCGCCGTTCGCTTGAAGAAGGACGACGGTCGCACTCAGATCATCGCCACGACCACACCACGACCCAAAGACCTGATCGTAGAGCTTGTAGGGCGTGAAGGAGACGACGTAGCCCTAACGACCGCGTCTACCTACGTCAACCTAGCTAACCTCGCTCCTAGCTTCCAGAAGCAGATCCTCAGCTATGAAGGAACAACCATAGGAAGGCAGGAGATCCACGCAGAGCTGATAGATGCAGAAGAGTCGGGGATCGTCAAGCGCGAGATGTTCAAGCTGTGGGCGCCAAACAAGCCGTTCCCCAAGTTCGAGTACATCATTCAGTCTTACGACTGCGCAACGTCAGAGAAGACAATCAACGATCCAACAGCGGCTATCACGTTTGGTGTGTTCAAGCCACTGGATGGCCCTATGTCCGCGATGGTGATCGACTGCTGGCAAGACCGCCTCCAGTACCCTGACCTGCGCCCCAAGGTGATCGAGGAGTACGACGTGGTCTACGGTGAGGGTAAGAACAAGAAGCGCGTAGACCTGATCCTTGTGGAAGACAAGTCAGCAGGCATAGCTCTTATACAAGACTTACAGCGTGGGCACTTGCCTGTGCGGGCATATAACCCCGGCAAAGCGGACAAGATCCAGCGCCTGAACATCGTCTCCAACATCATCGCCGCAGGGCGTGTATGGATCCCTGAGAGCAGTGTCAGGAAGGGCTACGTCAAGGACTGGGCTGAAGGCTTCGTCTCCCAGATCTGTAGCTTCCCTGACTCAACCCATGACGACTTCGTGGACGCCTGCACCCAAGGGCTACGGTTCCTGCGTGATGCTGGCTGGCTAGACATCGATGGTGCACCAAGGGATGACTATGACATGGATGACTTTGTGGACAGCGGTATGTCCCGCAAGCTTGAGAATCCATATTCCGCATAAAGGAGAAGCAATGATTCACTACACACCCGAAGGCCACCGCATCAAGCTTGGCCTTAACTTCAGCCGATCACAGGGCGGATTCAGATTGCTGTGGGCATGGTATGACTTTGCCACCCACAAGGCCACCACCTATCGCTTTCGCTTCCGTTGGCACATTGCTCCTCGACTCATGTGGGAGGTCAAGTCTTGGAGCGTGATTGACGCCCACTTGGAAATGCATGGCCTTGAGTTGGTCAACAGGGAGGTGTTGGAAGATTTGAATGCCATGGAGTCAGATTACAAGCGCCGGAGTGACTCGGTTGTTCTGATCAAGCCATGCGCTGACTGAATACTTAAAAAGCTAGACTAGATACTTATGCAACCACAAGATGGACTTGACATGACACCCAAGGTATCATTGGGGCAACAGCAACTCAGCAGGATAAGCCATGGCTGACGAAAACAAACCAGCGTTCTACCCACGAGTTGGGAACATCAAGGCAAAGAACTTCAGATCGGCTCAGCCAATGCCGTTCATTGATGACGAACGTGCGATGGAGCTCCCGCAGTACAGCGAGAACATCAGAGGCTTGGGCGGAGTTGACCTTAGCGTCCCTACCAAACAAAACCTAGAACTCAACAGACGCATTACCCAGCGTGATGCTGACCTTATGCGTCAAGTGCAGGCTGACAGGTCTATCCCTGAGAAGCTTGCTGGTGGCTTACAGGCTGGCAGGTTCATGGGATCAGCCCTAACCCAAGCCATCAACTCCTTACCTACCCGCATAGCCAAAGGCGACGAGGCGGCTGACAAGTTCATACAAGAGCGCATCTATAAGCCTGAGCAACCCTTGGCGTATGAGTACGCAGGTGACGTAGGCGACTTCCTTGAGAAGCTCGAGACTGAATACAAGATCCCTCCAGTGCTACCCGAAGCGATGGCGTTGCAGTACTTGACAGCGCCAGCCACATCCCAAGCCACCAGAGCGGCAGGCAGGGGCGCAGAGCAGGCTGGCAGGGCGATAGAGCGTGGCATGGAGCCAGTCGTCAGGGGCGCCTTAGAGCAAGGTGGTCTACCCCGTGAGATGGTCATGGCGATGGGTGCGAACACGCAGTCCAACGTG